CAGAGGCTAAGGATGCAAAAGAAGGGGGGTTGGCAAATCTTGGGCAACTCTGGACCCGATGCAAGGAACATAATGTAACTACCCAGCAAGCCACTGCGTTTCTCAAGATGCAATTTGAGGGTCAAGAAGTGAAGGACCTTGATCTTAATCTGGCGTGGCAGGCTATAGAGGGGCAACTAATTCCACTCCTCAATAAGGGGGATGAGAATGCTCCTGGCGCTTAGTCCTGCAGAAGAGAACGAGCTCCGCACCCAGGTCCTTTGCAGGGAGATACAGGTTGACTTCATCGAGGTGGGGAAGCTGTTGGTTGCCAACTCGGATCGGGCCCTATGGTCAACCTTGGGCCACGAATCCTTCTCCGACTATGTGGAGAGCTTGGGGGTGTTCTCTTACTCTCACGCTACGAGGCTCATGGGGATTACCAGATTGATTCTGGATGATAAATTGACCCTTCCTGATGTCATGGAGATGGGGGTATCCAAGGCAACCCTGCTTCTGCCCCTGAAGGAGATCACCGAGGAAAGAATCGAGCAAGCCAAACAGCTATCGGTACGGGAACTGAGGGCTGAGATCCAGGGGGAACCCAAGGAACGAGAAGGCACACTAATCATCTGCCCCCGATGCGGGGAGCAGTTCAGGAGGTAGAAAATGGAGCGGTCGCCAGTTCGTAACATAGAGGACTCAATACTAGAAGTTCTTGACGAAGCCTATGTCATGGGTTACGAAGATGGCAAGGCAGAGAATGATCCCCAAATCAGTTAGGGAGGCCGTCAAGAGAAGGGCCAATGGGATTTGTGAGTGGTGCTTCAGGGGGCCAGATTTCAGGGGTATACACTATGCCCACAAGAAATCCAAAGGCTCAGGGGGCACAGATACCGAGGACAATATAGATTATTTATGCGCCCGATGTCATATAGACCTTTGGCATGGGGGCCACAGAAAGGAGTTCCGCACAACTGAATAGCCTTGGGGTTACACGGTGTGAAACTGATGGCATGGGGGCCACAGAGGGGAGGAGCCGTGGTGAAAAAAAGCCCCAAGGAGCCTTGAATGGGGTTTTGTCCATGCTGTTTTGGCAAGCTAGGTGGGTTCTTTACGAAGAGCCGTAAGCGTCCGAAAAAGAAACAGCGGGGTTTTTTACAACATGCGGAGCCTAGTTAGGATGCAGCAACCCCTAGCCCCAAACAAGGCACGTCGTGGCCAGGAGTGGGTGGGAGCGAGATACCGTGAACAAACGAGACAGTACGGGTTGCTCCAGAAGGTTCAAGTGGTAAAGGCTGTCAGAGACAGAATCACTTGGTGTAAGCCACGGCCAGCCCTGCGGTGGCAAGTGCGCCTGGAGATGCCTTAAACGATGGCGGGGGCCGCAGGGCACCCTTCGGGGTAATGCGAAGTAATAAACAGTTTGGGGGAGTCTGCCGGATAACGCATGAAGAAGGCAGATGGAGTATGGAATACAGCGACCTTCAGATGATGAGAGTGAGGGCCTTAACCGGTGAGAGTCTGGACTTTAGAGTCAACTGGGCTCGTTCGCAAGCTGGGCTTGAACTTAGCCCTTCCCCTGCAAGCTGTCCCCGAAGGGAGCAATCTTAGGAGAATCTTAACCTAACCCAGTGCGACAAGGAGGTTAGAAATGGGGATAGGACAGATGGCACTAGAGCCAAAGGCATCCAATAGCTTTGACTTGGTTCTATCCACAGGAGTCAGATTGCAACTCCATGAGGGCGTGGATGGGACATTAACTATCATGCCACAAAGCGTTATCCCTGATGACTTACTTAGGGTAGAGATGGAGGCTGCGCCTGGGAATATGGTGATGCAGGGCTATACACGTCAAATACGAGTTGAACCATACTCGACATAAGGAATGTAGTGCGTACATAGGAGGGTGCTAAATGGATTGGAAAGAGTTTAAGGGAAAATATGGTCATATCAAGGTAAGTTTCACAGACTACTATAAATATGTCTTCTCCTTTGATTCCGTTGACTCACCGAATAACTCTATTACCTTGTATTTTGGCGCTGATAAGGATGACATATATCGCTTTTATGTTGATACGAAACCATTGCGAATAGACGAATTACCCCTAGAACCATTCAGAGCAAAAACTAGGGATGAGGGCCAAATAGATTGGGATTATTGACATAAGTTACTCGTGCAAAGGAGGGGAGATGAATACCAGAAATGACAATGGTTCAGCAACCTATATTGGTCAACTGAATCAGCCAGATTGGCAAAAGGCATATCAACGGAATTGTCACCATGATTACAAGCCAACATTCCAAGGTGGTGACGCCTATAAATGCTCTAAGTGTGGCAAGGAAATAGAGATGACCGAGGACTAACCCGCCCCTAGGGGCGAAAGGAGGTGAAAGAGTGGGTTGGGAAGAGACGGTAATACGGCACAGGGAGATTCGTGTGATCTATACACCAGAGGAGAAGTACACCCTGGATTTGAGCTTTATAGATGACTACCGCAACGAGGTGGACTTTCTACTTAGGGCCCAGGCCGAGAAGACTTGGCCCATAGCTTATAGTAAAGCCTTCAAGGAGGGGAAAAGGGACATTATTGAGTGGCAACTGAGCCGAGGTATTCAAACTATTGCCACCCTTGAGTTGCAAACCATATTGAAGGGCTTAACCTAACCTACCCCACGGGGCAAAGGGAGGTAAACGATGGACGATATATTTTTCTGGACACGACACGATAAACACGGGTACTGTTCAAATTTTTACCGCTCCCCTGTCTTCATCGACGGTAAGATTTGGCCGACAGTAGAGCATTATTATCAAGCACAGAAGTCCAGAGACCTTAGCGAGCAGAAGATGATTCTACGCTGTGAGACTCCCAAAGAGGCGAAGTTCGCAGGATACCATGTCACCCTAAGACCTGACTGGGAAACAGTCAAGGAAGAGATAATGCTCATGGGGCTTAGAACGAAGTTCCAGCAACACCGTGATCTCGGGAAGAAGTTGTTGGCTACCGAAGATGCTGCCCTACATGAAGATAGCCCTTGGGACAAATATTGGGGATATGTAAAAGGTCAGGGGCAGGATAGACTTGGTATATTACTGATGCAGGTGAGGGATGAGTTGCGGTTAGAGGCAGCTAACTCGACATAAGGAATCGTTAGCTAACATGCCCGAGGCCCTGGTAAGTGTTTAATTGTTGGACGATTTGAATGATTGGGTCTGTTAATCATCTGCTCGGAGGCATTATCGTTCACTTCTTGAATGATTGTAGGGCCGGGGCACCAGAAACAGAATGATTGTTTGGTGTAAGACAGGAGCAGACTTCGCGGAGGTGCATTGGAAGGGGGATGGCACCCCGGTCTGCTTCTATCCAGCCCCGCACAAGATATGTACCACGGGAAATGTCTGCAATGAGCGTTGGGATAACTTTGTACGATTGTCGGAGTGCGAATTAGAGCAATGCCTTTGGAGGCACCAGAAAGGAGAGGAGGATGGACTGGGAAGAAACAGTGCTGAGCGATGAGGAATATACCAAAATTGAGGAAGACTTTGTAAGTCCCGATGATGATAATTGGTTGGGCAAGGTACAAGATGCTGTAGCCAAAGCCCAAGCCGAGAAGTCCTACAAGGCAGGGGTTAATACTAGGATAGACGAGGATATTGCAAGAGATTCCAAACTATATGAAGATGGCTATTCCGCAGGCAAGAAGCATGGCCATTCTGAGGGCAAGAAGGACGGGAGAAGAGGGTTGATTGAGTGGGGAGACGATATATGTCCTCATGGCACTTTGACAGCAGACACCTCCGTTGCTTCTAAGCGTGAATGCGGAGAATGTTGGCAAACTCTACTGAAGGAGTTGGAGGGTGCCTAGAAAACGAATGATAAGTCCCGAGTTCTGGTCGGACCAGAAGGTAGGAAACTTCGATTTCCCGGAGCAGTGCCTATTCATCGGTATGTGGAATTTCGCAGATGATGAGGGCTTGATTCGTTACTCTGCCTCATATCTGAGAGGGTGTATTTTCCCCTATAAAGACATACCGCTTGAGCAGATAGAGGGGTGGAAGAGTACATTGGAATCTGCCGGCTTAGTCTTTCACTACACGATAGACCGGCAAGAGTATGCCTGGATTGTGAACTTCCGCATCCATCAGGTCATAAACAAACCACAACCGAGCAAACTACCTCCACCTTCTTTGCAAAATCAACGATTTCGGCGCAGTATTTACCACCGGGACAAGTACACTTGCCATCTCTGCGGTGGGACAACTGATACACAGGCAAGGGTTAATCGCTGCTTTTCCAAGGCCCCCTCCTTAGACCATTTGATACCCCTCTCCAAAGGGGGGACTAGCTATCCATCAAACCTCAAAACAGCATGTCTTCATTGCAACAAAACACGCAGCAACCAAGACTTGCCTTTTCCGACACCATTACCGGAATCTTCCGGTAATACTACCGTACCAGTTGAGGCTAATATAAAAGAAGAGAATATAAAAGAAAAGAAGGATGCTGACGCACCCGACCCAAGGGTTCGGGAAATCTCGTTGACACTTGAGGGGGTACGGGGTCATATATCACCGTCCTATGGTCAAGAGGCAAAGGCTATCAAGTGGATGTTGAGGTTTTATGAGTCGCAGCAGATTCTCGACTGCTATGCAGCCTTGAAGAAAGACCCTTTTTGGAGAGAGAAGCACCTTGATATGATGAGCGTGAAGAAACAAATCGGCGCCTGGCTGAAACCAGCCCGAGACAAATCCAGCGAATTGCCGGACATATAGTGATGGAGTTGACATGAACGATAAGCCAGTCCCGTACGATTTGGAGGCCGAGCAGGCAGTCATCGGCTCTCTTCTGATAGACGAATTCTGCATCCACGAAATAGCCGACTTCCTTCAACCTGAAGACTTCTACCGGGAAAAGAACGCCTGGATATACGAGGCGTGTCTAACTCTCAGTGAACGCGATGAGACGATAAACCAAATCACCGTTGCGCAGGAATTGCAACGTTGCAACAAATTGGAGCAGGTAGAGGGGACTGCTTACCTGATACATCTCACTGCGATAACCCCGACCTCAGTACACATTGATTCCTATGCCCATATCGTGCATAATCTGGGCTTCTCACGGAGGCTGATTCAGGCTGCGGGACAGATAGCGAAGATAGGGTATGAGGCTAGGGACACTACTGAGGCGTTGGGTGATGCCATCCGCCTATTGATTGGGCTGGGAGAGCAGACTAAACGACAGGGCCTCGTTCCGCTTGCCGAGATTGCAGATGCTCACAGCATGGTCTTCCAAGATTGGCTGATGCGTGGCGGTGAGCGCGGAATCTCTACCGGACTCAAAGACCTGGATCGGGCAATTGATGGGCTAGTCCCTGGCAGGTTGCACCTGGTTGCGGGTAGACCGGGGATGGGCAAGACGCAGCTAGCATTGACCATTGGCCGAGAAGTGGCGAAACAAGGTCGCCATGTAGCGATCTTCTCTCTTGAGCAAACCGGTGGCTCCCTCTTAGAGAGGCTGACATTTGCGGAAGCGGGCATAAACCGATATGCGTTGCGTGGCAAGGAGCATCCAGATGATGAGGAATATCACCGTCTTTGGGATTCCTATGAAGTGCTAAGTAAGCTGCCGATCTATGTAGACGATACAGGGGCCATCCTGACAAGCCAGGTACAGGCCCGCTTGATGCGGCTAAAATTAGAGGTGGAAGTGGGCTTGGTGATATTTGACTACATCGATCTAGCGGGGGACAAATCAGATTCCGAAGAGAAGCGGTACCACTCAGTAGCTCGTGCATTGAAAGCCATAGCCCAGACATGCGATGTACCGATGTTAGCTTTGGTTCAATTAAACCGGCAGGTAGAGGGCCGCAACCCCCCGGTGCCCAAATTGTCCGATTTGAGGTATTCAGGGGGATTAGAAGCGGTGGCTGATGTTGTGTTGCTACTCTATCGCGAACAGTACTATATTGACCGAAAGGAGATGCGAGAGGAAGAGAGGGATGATCCTGAGAACAGTCTGCGTGTCATTGTAGCCAAGCACAAAGAGGGGCCTGTTGGGAAGCGGGTCCTCTACTACAATGCCTCAATAGGCAGGATAGCGGGACAGGCGTGAGGGGAGTTGCCACGATGCAAATAACCGAGCAGCAGTTCTCTCAGCAGGTGGAAGAGCTTCTTGAAATCTATCATTGGCGGTGGTGTCATTTCAGGCCGGCCAGGACCTTGAAGAAGGGAAAGTATGGCTGGCGGACTGCCATGTCGGGGGATCAAGGCTTTCCTGATTATATTGCCGTACGGAATGGGAAGCTACTGATATTTGAGCTTAAGAGTGATAAAGGCAAGCCGAGTAATGCACAGGTGGAGTGGCTAATGGATTTGATGATGGTGGCGGCGGCAGCTGAGCTACGGGTCGGGGGGATTATAGAGGTGAAATTATGGAAGCCTGAGAACTGGGACGAAATAGTAGAAATGTTGGGAGAGAATGAGATTTGCCCTACTGCATGATGGGAAGTTCTACCCGTTCGAGGCTGATTCGATAGAGGAGGGTGAATTGGAAGCATGGTGTATATGGTTCAGCTTGGAATACAACTGCGGATACTGGATTCCGAAGAAGGAGGTGACTGATGAGTGAATGGCAGTTATGCCCCGTGTGTAATGGCGCTGGCGTAGTTAGTGGTGGCTATTTCATGAGAGGTGGTGATTATGATCGCTGGGTTAGCAATAGTGTCTTTGAATCGTGTCGTGTATGTGATGGTAAGGGGATAATTCAGCGCCCAGAGGAGGTAACCGATGAGCCTAAAGGATAGGATTAGGGAGATGCAACCTGAGTGGCTGGAATTCAAGGAGGAGGTAGGGTTATGAAGCAGCCGATGAGCCTAAAGGATAGGATTAAGAGTTTGTTCGATGAATATAAATGTTTCTACCTACCAGAGTATCAGATTCTTGAAGTAGACTTCCCCGAGTTAATCGAGGCCATCATGGAGGCCATCGAGGAGGACAAGAAGGTTAAGCAGGCAAACCTTCAGAAAGCTGGGAGATTCAAGGGCTACTGTCAAGGGTATGAGGTGACTGATGGACTGGGAGCTGACGGGGAAGCAGGATGAGTGAGAGGGACACCCCAGTATATTGTGACTGCTGCGGCACCGAGAAGCTAGGGGTGCTGCGCGATGGCAAGCTGATTATCACTGATCGGCGCGATGGTCGGTGGCACATCAAGACGCTATCTTTGCAGGAGTTCGCCAGGCTGATTGAGGAGGCGTTGAAACAGAGGGCTTGACAAACCCTTTTTGTGGGTGTAGAATATATGTTTGACAACTGAATAGCCTTAGTGACCTGTAAACGGTCGAAGCAGGGATGCTGTGATGCCTCGTGTATCGAATCCACTTCGGTCGTTTTTTGTTTGTCATGGAACTGATAGGCGAAAAGACATACAAGCTGGACCTTGCCGGCGACGAGGTGGAGATTGGCGACCTAAAAGCCGCAGATTTCCAGCCGCACATCTACATGACCAAGTGGCACAAACTCACTGGCATGAAGATATGGCTACCCATTGACAAGAAGGCACTGCCGAAGGTAGAGGGTGAGAAAATCTTGTGGCAGACCTCGGACATGGAGGTAGGGTTCTACACCAAGCCCCCTGACGAGTGGTTATGGCAGGGGGCTTTGGAGATGGAGATAGTCCTGCCAAAGAGGAAAGTGGGATTTGGCGGCAGGATAGAGTTCCGCATTGAGGCTCCGGGGTTGAAGTTTAGGATACAGCAATCTCTACACCCTGACCATGAGCTATGGCGTGAGGACGAGTTCCGGCACGACACGATACCCGAAATGGTGAACTCCATAGCGGTCAAGAGCAGCAGTCTTGGCTGGAATGCTACTTACGGATTTGGCAAAGCATTTCAGATTCTCAGACCAAGAGCTACCGATGCCAGGGGTGACTGGATTTGGGGTAGCTGGGAGATTCAAGCGGGCCTCTTGATAATGCTTTTCGACCAGAAGTGGCTGGATGTTGCAACTTATCCCGTGGTGATTGGCCCGACCTTCGGGAACACGGGCAGTGGCAGCTTCAGCCTGGGTATAGCAGCCGACTATATCTTCGGTTCCAAAGCCGACACTAACCCCACTGGAGCAGGCACAGGGAACTTTATGGGAGCCCAGATACTCAGTGGCTTTGACGCAGGCGAGCACTTCAAGATGCACGTTTACAGGACTTCCGACGCCGGCAAGGTCACGAATGCTAATTCAGACGAGTTGACGGGTCCACAGTCGGGTGGCTTGACAGCCAACTTCTCGACTGCACCCAGTTTTACGGCACAGAACTATTTGAACCTGGCCTGGGTTGATGCCGCGATGACTTTCATGCGGGACGATGGGGATGCCAACCAGCTCTGGTACAAGTCGGGTCAAAGCTATGGCGACCCTTGGCCCGCCACACTGACAGGTGGCTATCAATTGGCCTACGATATGTGTTGCTATACGGATTATACATTGTCAGGGGTGGCCCAACCGATGCCGATTCTGTCTGAACAAGGCATTCACTCAGTAGTCTTTGGGGGATTGGTAGTGAAATGAGTTATCTTGGTTCGTGGAAGATAGATGACTATCTGACGTTTTGCTGCAACACCCATGATCCTGATACGGGAGTTGCCACGGATGCTGATTCTGTCCCGACTTATCGGGTCTACGAAGATGAAACAGCCACACCGATTCTGACTGGCAGTATGGCGAAGCTGGACGATGCGAATACCACCGGTTTCTACTCGGAGAGGATTCAGCTTACCGCGGCCAATGGCTTCGAGAAGGGCAAGTGCTACACGATATACATTGCCGCCACGGTTGATAGCGATGCGGGCACTATGCACCACAACTTCCAGATGGAGGCTGAGGTAGACGCTAATACTGTTTCGGGGGCTGTTGCGTGGAACGCTGCTTGGGACGCAGAGGTTCAGAGCGAGTGCGCTGATGCTCTAACTGCCTACGACCCTCCCACCAAGGCCGAGATGGATACAGCACACGCTCTCTTGGCGACTGTGGCGAAGCAAGATGTCATAGACGGCATTGTAGACGACATTCTTGTGGACACTGCTGTGATTGGAGCGTTAGGTGCTGGTCTAACGGCAGTCCCTTGGAACTCTACTTGGGATGCGGAGGTTCAGAGTGAATGCGCCGATGCCCTGACTGCCTACGATCCGCCGACAAAGACTGAGATGGATACGGGTCATGGGCTTTTGGCTACGGAAGCAAAACAGGATACTATAGACGGTCTTATTGATACCCTTGTTGCTCGGCTGACAGCGGCTAGGGCCGGGTATCTTGACGAGCTTGCTGCAGCCAATATCCCCGCGGATGTGGATACCATTAAGGCATATCTCGATACGGAGATTGCGGCCATTCTTGCAGCGGTTGACACTGAAGTAGCTGCAATCAAGGCAGTGACAGATGCTTTGCCAGACGCTGGAGCGTTGAGCGATCTGGCAGCTATCCTGACGGACACAGGGACAACGCTGCCAGCGACGCTGGCTACGATAGCAGGATACATCGACGCTGAGGTTGCGGCGATTCTAGCTGACACAGGGGAGTTGCAGGCTGACTGGGCGAATGGCGGTCGCCTTGATCTTCTGATTGACGCGGTAAAGGCGAAGACCGACCTGCTCCCTTCTGGCGTGCCGAAGAATGTGGCCTTGTCCAACTTCTGCTTCCTCATGGTGCTTTCCAGTGATCATGTGACGCCGGCAACGGGCAAAACGATAACGGAAGAAATTAGTAAGGACGGCGGGGCATTTGCGGCCTGCACAAATGCCGCCTCGGAGATAGGCAACGGGCTTTACAAGATAGATTTAACGCAAACGGAGATGAACGCTGACATTATCATCCTCAAATTTACGGAGACCGACTGCGACCAGAGGACGGTAGTGCTACTGACAAGCACATGATAATCGATTACCAGACATATCTGAATGGCGGGTCTCAGTACTACGGTGTGGGCCGGATACTGAACTGGACCAGCGAAAGCGCAGAAATCGTCCGCAAGGCGATTGGGGTGGCGGTGAATCTCTATTCTCGGGCCATTGAAGCCGCCGTGAGGGGGGCGCAAAGGATAACGGAAGTCGAAGGGCCAACGGCGAACCTGATTTCCTGGTGGAAGCTGAACCAGAATGGCAACGATGCACATGGCTCGAATCACGGCACGGTATATGGGGCAACAGCGCTGAGATTCGGTTGCTATAGCTTCGATGGGGACAATGATTATATCGATTGCGGCTATGATTCGGCGATGAACGTGGCAAACGTCACGCTTGAGGCGTGGGTACGCCCATCAGCGGTTGCCGATGGGGTCTATTGCATTATGGGCAGAAGGTCAGCAGGGGTGCACCCGTACACGCTGAATTATCAAATTGCCTCATCGGGGAGTTATAGGAGGATCGGATTCACTTGTGGGGCTTTTACCTATTGGGGGACAGTGAACTTGACGGTGGACGACTGGAATCATGTAGTGGCCACATATAATGGGAGCAATTTGATTCTTTATGTCAATGGGGTTGAAGACAGGAAAGAAATAGAAACTGGTAGCTTGCCAACAGGAACGGCGAAATTCTTAATAGCAGATGCGTGGGGCTATCAGAGGTGCAAGGGCTCGATAGACGAGCCAAGATTATATGATGCCGCTCTCAGTCCTGCCAATGTGCTGAACCGCTTTAACTGGACCCGGTGGCGGCAATATATTTCGAGAAGTGTAGCCCTGCATGATAGGGCGATTGCGGTGGAGGCGAAGACAGCATAATGTCAGATACGATAACGATCCCAAAGGGCGATTACGGATTTAACCTAGACTTCACCTGCACGGATAAGGATGGCAATGCCTTTGACCTGACCAGCTATACGATAAAATTCAAAGTATGGGAAGAGCATAAACCTACCCGCCTTTTGGTCGATGGAACTTGCACGATAGATGTTGCCGCTGACGGGACATGCCATTACACAGTGGTGAGTGGCGACTTCGACACGGTGGGCAGTTTCAAGTACGAGGTCGAGGCGTTTGTGACCGATACGAAATATGAGAGCTTTGAATCCGGCGATCTTGAGGTGGTGGAGAGCGGGTAAAATGGCAGAAATGAGCAAAATAGTTGATATGCTTATCTTGAAAGAGGTCGCCTAGAATCAACGAGGGCGGATAAGGAAAATGGCAGGAAATGGCAACTCTGGCCGGAGGCCGAGAAGGGAAGAGGAAAAGAAACTCATTGCCAAGAGTTACAAGAAGGCAGTGAGGGTCTTGATTGCTGCTCTTGATTCAATGGATGAGCAAATCAAGGTCGGTGCGGCGAAATACCTGATAGACCAGCATATCGGTAAGGCCAGCCAAAAGGTCGAGCACACTGGCCAAGGTGATAAGGCCATAGTTCTTAAGGTGATATATGGTGACGGCGACTAAAACCGAATATATTATCCGGTTGCGTGAACCCCATGCTAGGCAGGTCGAGCTTATTGACAGCGGCGCACCCCGGCGCATCTTAAGAGCCGGGCGGCGCTTTGGAAAGACGGTAGGCGTATCTATCCTGGCGGTGAAGGCGTTTCTGGCTGGCAGGCGAATCCTTTATGCCACCCCAACAGCGGAGCAGATTGATACCTTCTGGCGTGAGGTCAAGAGGTCACTGACCGAGCCCTTGGAGGCAGGGATATTCTACAAGAACGAGACGCTGCACATCATAGAACGCGCAGGGACCGAGAACAGGATACGCGCCAAGACCGCGTGGAATGCGGACACACTTAGAGGGGATTATGCCGACCTCCTGATAATCGATGAGTGGCAACTATGCGATGAGGATGCCTGGGATGCGGTGGGGGCACCGATGCTGCTGGACAACAACGGTGACGCAGTATTCATCTACACGCCGCCATCATTACATAGCCGTTCGGTATCGAAAGCTCGAGACCCCCGTCATGCGGCCAAGATGTTTGCCAAGGCGAAGGAAGACAATACAGGTCGGTGGCAGGCATTCCATTTCACCAGCCACGATAATCCGTATATTTCCGAAGAGGCACTGGTGGACATTACGGAGGATATGTCTCGAGTGTCTTATCGGCAGGAGATATTGGCAGAGGACATTGATGAGGCCCCTGGCGCATTGTGGACGCGGGGCTTGATTTCAAGGAGTAGGACTACGAGCCACCCGAATCTGAGCCGCGTTGTTGTCGGAGTCGACCCGCCGGGCGGTGTGACTGAGTGCGGAATCGTAACTGCCGGTATCGCAAAGATTGACGGTCAGTGGCATGGCTATGTGCTTGAGGACAGGAGTTTGAAGGCTTCCCCAGAAGGATGGGCTGAAGCGGTATTGACTACCAGTAACCACAATGATGCCGACTGTGTAGTGGCGGAGGCCAATTTCGGTGGCGATATGGTTGAGAGCACTCTTATCCAAGCGGCGCGGTCACGGAAGCAGAACATACGTTTCAAGATGGTGCACGCCTCCAGGGGTAAGGCAGTGAGGGCGGAACCTGTCGTGGCGATGTTTGAGCAGGGCCGGGTGCACCTTGTCGGTGAGTTCCCTTATCTTGAGGATGAGCTGTGTCAGTGGATACCGGGGGAGAGCAGATTGTCCCCGAACCGTCTTGATGCGATGGTGTGGAGTTTAACAGAGCTTCTGGAGAAGCCCAAAACGGGAGACTTCCTGCTATGAGCATGATTGATAAGCTATTCAGACGGGAAACGAAGGAGCCTAAATTCGGCTATGCGATAGGCAACTTCGCCATCCCGCCGGGGTGGACACTGCAGCGCTACTTGATGGCCTATGGGCAAATCGGCTGGCTCTACGGTTGCGTATCGAGGATAGCGGCATCGGTAGCCGATGCACAGTGGCATCTTTACATGGTGCGCAACGGGGAGCGTAAAGAGATAGACAAGCATCCACTGGTGGCGATGCTCAAGTATGTTAACCCCTTCCAGACAGGGCAGGAATTATTTGAATTATCACAGATGTACCTTGATTTGGTGGGCGAATGTTTCTGGGTGCTGAACAGGAACAGGTTGGGAATCCCTGCCGAGATATGGATTGCGCCGCCTGAGAGGATGGCGGTGGTGCCCTCAAAAGAGAAATTCATCCAGGGTTATATCTATCAATTTGGTGGGGAACGGGTGCCGCTGGAGGTGGAAGAGGTAATCCACATCATGTACCCGAATCCTGCGAACCCTTATAGGGGGATAGGCCCGGCGCAGAGCATCGCGGTGGATTTGGACTCGGAAGCATATAGCGGCCAGTGGAATCGCAATTTCTTCTACAATGATGCTTCACCGGGGTTGGTTATTGAGCACCCCGGTACTGTAGACCCCGACGAGGCTGAGCGGGTAAAAGCCAAATGGGAGCAGGAACATCGGGGTGTGGGCAAGGCCCACAAAATCCATATTCTTTCTGAGGGGGCGAAAATCAGTCGTTACCAAATCTCGCAGAAGGACATGGACTTCTGGCGATTGCGTAAAGTGAACCGTGAAGTCATCCTCGGCGCCTATGGTATCCCTGCTTCGATAATGGGCATTGAAGGTCCGGGGAGCCGGGCCCGGGCTGAAGCAGATGCCTATATCTTCGCCAAGTATGTGGTAAAACCCCGCCTGACCCGATTCAGGGAGAAGCTGAACGAGCAGCTATGCATCCTCTTTGGCAAGGATTTAGAACTTGATTTCGATGATCCCGTGCCGGAGAATCGGGAGCAGTTGGTATTGGAAGTGGACAGCGGCATCAAGGCAGGCTATCTCACCATCAACGAGGCAAGAGGCAAGATGGGCCTCGACCCGGTGAAGAACGGGGATGTCTTTATCATACCGATGGCGGTTATCCCAACCCCGGCGCAGGCATTGGGGCAACCGAATGGTGGAGAACTGCAGGAGGGAATCAGGTTACTACCTGCCAAGGCCGTGTTTGCCACCGAGAGCGAGAAGGAGACCCACTGGCGAACGTATGTTCTAAAGACAGAGGAACAGGAAAAGCCCTTCAAGGCATTACTCAAGAGGCTATTCGATGACCAAGCTGATGAGGTCGTGGGGTGCTTGACAGGCGCTGACAAGCCCGATGATGCCCTTTTCGATGAGGATGAGGCCATTGACACCTTCAAGGATGCCTTCAAGCCGCTGATAGAGGGCGTGTTCAGGGATGCCGCAGAAGGCGCCATGAAGCAGGAATTCCCGCTGGACGAGGCGGCGCTGGAATGGCTGAAGGCGAGATCGCTTGAGCTTGCCAAGATGGTCAACGGCACGACGAGAGAGCATCTGCGGCGGGTGCTTGCCGAGGGCTTTCAAGAGGGGGAAAGCATCCCCAAATTGACCAAGCGTATCAGGGAGTTCTACCACAATGGCTATGAACACAGGGCACCGATAGTGGCAAGAACAGAAACCATAGCCGCTTCTAATGAAGGCGCACTATGGCGGTATGAAAGCGAGGATGTGGAGAAGGTCGAATTCTTTTGTGCAATGGATGAACGGAGCTTCACAGGTTGCGCATGCCCAGATTTGCATGGCAACGAATATACACCGAAGGAAGCGCACGGCATGATACCCGTTCATCCCCAGTGCCGTTGCGTGTGGTTGCCTGTGGAGTAAAGGGGGGAAAATGACAGAAAAACCAAATTGCCCCTGCGAATCATGTACGCATTTTATGGGATTTGACGAGTGTATTGAGGGGCGAGAGGAAATCGATAGTTTGCCTGAGCAGGGCTATGGCAAAGATGGGAAGCGATGCCCTGCTTACGAACCAGGGTGGATTGTCAAACGGAGGTAGACATGACAGAGCTAATCAGAAAAGTAGTGTCCTGCGAGGTCAAGGAGGTTTCAGACCGGGTGCTGGAATTTATCGGCTCCACCGAGACCGTGGATCGGGATGGCGAGGTCATCCGGGCAAGCGGCTGGGATATCAAGAACTTCAAGAAGAACCCTGTATTCATGTGGGCTCATCGCTATGACCAGCCGCCAATAGGCAAGGCTCAAAAGGTCTGGGTGGATGACAACAAGCTCAAGTTCCAAATCGAGTTTGCCGACCGGGACATCTACGAATTCGCAGATACCATTTACAAGCTCTACAAGGGCGGCTTTCTGCACGCAACCTCGGTGGGCTTCATGCCGGACTTCGATGCCATTGAGGAGGGGGACGGCGAGAAAGAGCCGAGGCGCACTTACACCAAGCAGGAGTTGTTGGAACTTTCTGCAGTGCCGGTGCCTTCAAATCCCGATGCCCTTGTCCAGGCACGGGAGCAGGATGTGATAACCATCAAGGAGTTCGAGCAGATCACCAAGCCCGAGGAGACGGAGGACTATTTCAGGGTGCCTGTCCCCGGGGAGGAGGGCAAGCACGAGGGACACAGAATTCGCACCATCGACATCTCAAAGGAGAAGGGCATAAAGGCCCTCTACTGCGGCGAGTGTAAAAAGAACACTACCTATCTGTTCTCCAAAGAGGACAAGTACGGCTGGACGATGGAGAGCGCCAGGGAGTGGGTGAAGGAGCACGAAAAGCAGGAGACATATCAGTGCGAGTGCATCAAGTGTGGCTACAGCATGGAAAGCGAGAAGCATTGCCGCGATATTGAATGCCCAAAGTGCGGCGGTGAAATGAGAAGGGCCGAAAGGCCCGGATCAGGACAGGAGGCTATGGATATGGAAACGAATAATGCCAATACCATCACACCGCATCCGAAAGAGATTTCGCAGGCCGAGATAGGCGATGCCTTTGACTATGCCAAGAGCCTCATAGAGGCCGGCGATCTGAACGATGAGAATAAAGAACTGATGTGGGACATCGTTCGGGAGATTATGCGCTTAACGGGGGGCGACATCCCCGATGACATAGCAGGCGCAGTCCTGGATGCCAGGAAGGAAGATAGCGCCAAAGAGCCAAGTGAGGAAGATAGCTTTAGGGCAAATCTAAACCTCACAGTCTATGCAGCCCAACGTATCACGGAAATGTTGGGCAAACACTAGGAGGTAAAGAAACATGGGTGAAATAGCTTTGACTGATGAGCAAAAGGCCAGCATCGATGCTGTGCTGGAAGCCTACATCGAGAAGGTTGGCCTGAACAAGATCGAGCAGCGATTCACGCCGGGGGGAGACGGTGGACCAGATGAGCAGCCCGGCGCATTCAAGACCTTTGGGGAGTGGTTGGCTGCGGTGAAATACAACCCGCAGGATGCCCGACTGAAGGCTGGTCTTTCAGAGGGCACGGACAGCGCCGGGGGCTTCACGGTGCCGGAGATTTTTTCCAACCAGATACTTCTCCGGGCGATCGAGTCTGCGGTGATCCGGCCCAACGGGGCAACGGTGATCCCGATGACCTCTGACACGCTGCTTATCCCCAAGATCAAGGACACCTCGCATGCTTCCAGCGTCTATGGTGGGATAGTGGCATACTGGACGGAAGAGGCCGGCACCAAGACAGTCAAGGAGCCGACATTCGGGCAGGTGAAGTTGATCGCCAAAAAGCTGACTGGCTATACCTACGCCTCGGATGAGCTTCTGGCTGACAACGCCGTGGGCCTGGATGCCCTGTTGACCCGGATGTTCGCAGAAGCCTTGGCATGGTATGAGGACGATGCGTTCATCAACGGCAACGGGGTTGGCAAGCCGCTGGGTATCCTGAACTCGGGTGCGCTACTTTCCGTCAACCGGAGTGCAGCCAACACCATTGCAATCGCTGACCTGGCGAATGTCTATCGGCGATTGTACCCTCAGAGCATGGGCCGGGCGATATGGCTGGCAAACCCGAGCATACTGGCGCAGTTGATTCCTCTTGCCAGCACAACCCTGACATGGCTGCCGTTCAACCAGGGCGCCGCATCTGCTCCGCCTGCGACCCTTCTCGGTCGCCCCCTGGTCTTCACCGAGAAATGCAAGGCGCTGGGGACTGCCGGCGACCTTATCCTTGCCGACCTTTCCTACTACCTCATCGGCGAGAGGTCATCGCTGAACGTGCAGTCCAGCATCCATGCTCGGTTCACCACCGACGAAACCGCGTGGAGGTTCGTCAAGCGGGTGGACGGGCAGCCGTGGGTCGATTCGGCCTTCACGCCGGCAAACGGCTCAACACTTTCCCCGTTTGTGACGCTGCATAGCACCACCAACGGTGGAGACTGAGGAGGAATGACAATGCATAAAGGCTCTGAGAACCTGAAAGTAACGGTAGGCATACCGCCACAGGAGATCACCGCTGCGGAGAAGGCTGGCACTGGAGTGGACATGGCGAAATTCAACAACTTCATGGCCGTTATCCAGCAGGCGGCTGCGACGCAGTACCTTGGAGATGTCACCTGTGTGATAGCCGAAAGCACGGACAACAGCACCTTCTCCAATACCTATCTGGCCACGACCACCATTTCCAGCAACACCGCGACTGACCAGATAGCGACGGTGGAGTGTAAGGGGGAGAACATGACGGCGGGGTACCGCTATCTGAGGGTGGAAATCACCCCAGCAGCCGGAACAGTTAACCCGGTTTCGGCATCCAATGTGAGGTTCAATCCTCGGTTCGCTGCCGTCTAGACGGCAGCCTAAAGGGGAGGTAGGGGGAGGTTCCCTCCTTCTCCTCCTCCTCCTCCCCAACTGTAAAGGAGGAAAAATGGAAGGGGACATAAGGGAACTCGCAAGGCACCTTAACAAAAAAATAGAGGAAGTCCAAGAACGGGTGAAGGCTTACACGCCCTATGAGATGGCGGCGGAATGGAGACGCAAGCCCCACGAGACGCCGGAGGACGTGAGGCGGTTCTACGAGGAAACCGATCTTTACCTGTATGAACTCGTTTCGTGGAATGCCACGGAGGAGTTCCGGCAAAGGGTACACCCCCTGCTCCATTACCGGGGCATGAAGATACTGGAGATAGGGGCAGGCATCGGCAGCTTGTGCATCGCCCTCGCGCTGAATGGGAACGATGTGACCTACTGCGACATCAACGATAAACTGACTGCCTTCGCCAAGCAGAGGTTTGCAGACCGGCTGTTGGACATAAAGAGCGTCAAATCCCTGAGGGGTTTGAGGGACTACGACATCGTGGTGGCGATTGACACTCTAGAGCATATTCACCCTGATGAATTGCCGAAGATGCTGAAGGACATCGCCGGTTGTCTCAAAGACGGCGGGTTCCTATACGAGCGGTCGAACTTCTGGCAGCAGGACTTGTTTCCGATGCACTACGATTACTCGACGAAGATCATCGAGTGGTGCGAGAAGGCGGGGCTCGTAAGGAGAAATAACGGGGACTTCCAGAAGGGGGCGAAGACGCAGGGGGTCCAACTGGCAGTGCCGAGCCGGGGGCAGACGAGCACATACTTCACCCGATCCTTGATGAACCTCTCTGCCCCGCAGGGGACAATACTCACGACCTGCGATGGATACCCGGTGGACTTGGCGAGGAATAAGATTGTCAAGCAAATCCGAAAGGACTGGCTGTTCTTTATGGACGATGACCAAGCCTTTCCGCCGCAGACTTTGGAGCACCTTTTGAGGTGGAACGTGGACATTGTGAGCGGGATCATATTCAAGAAGACCGGCGAGCCGATACCGATGGTCTACAAATACTGCTGGGAGGAGGGCAAGGGGCATTACTACCAGCCTCTTTGCAATGAAGTGGGCGAGTATCTGATGCAGCACAGGGAGACATTGAGGGAAGCACCGCCAGCCGTGTGCCTACCTCAAGGGAATCAGCTTCTGGAGTGCGACGGCGTGAGTTGTGGGTGTTTGTTGGTCAACAGACGGGTATTCGAAACTCTGGAGGAACCGTGGTTCAAATGCGATGAGGGTTCCAAAGCCGGGGAGGACTTTTATTTCTGCCGGAAGGCGCAGGAGGCGGGGTTCAAGATATACGCCGACCCGAGCGTGCTCTGCGGCCACTTCGGGGAATACCAGAGGGGTCACAGTCACTTCTGGTCCTGGGCGATGAAGGGGCCGTATCCCTGGACCGAGGAGCCGTGGGCTGGGTTCTTCGTGGACAAGGAGAAAGAGGGGAGAGCTGATGCGATCTGAGTTGTCCGTCTTGCAGGTGGAGACGACAAATATCTGTAATGCAAAATGCGTCTTCTGCCCGCATGACAAGATAGAGGGGCGGGGCACGATGTCACAGGAATTATACGAGAAAATCATCAACGAGGCAGCGGGGTTGAATTTGAAGTTTTTTATTCCGATGCTCACTGGCGAGCCGTTCTGCGATGGCCGGATAATCGAACGCATAAAGTTGGCGCGAGAAGCGATGCCTGAGGCAGTGATACGGATATTCACTAATGGCAATCGCTTGACAGACGATGACATTGATGCACTGAGGGATATGGAGAAGTTGGAACTCTGGGTATCGGTGAATGCGGCATCGCCGGAGACACGAAAGAATCTTATGAGGCTGGATGATTATGAGGAGGTTGTGGGTAAGGTGCACCGCATGGAAATGCTGGGGATGACTGTGGTGGCCTACATGGTCAATTTCCCTGTAATCGATGCGAAGGAAATTGACAGGTTCCTCCACACTTTCAAGACACCCTGGCTGGGACAGTTCAACAACTTTGCCGGCGCGATATATCCTTATCGCCGGTCTAAAGGTAGGCCATGTAGCCGAGCTTTGCACGAGATGACGGTGATGTGGGATGGGCGGGTGAGCTTATGCTGCTTTGACCCGTTTGGGCAGGTCATATTTGGGGACTTGAAAACCCAGTCAATTGAGGAGATATGGAACAGCAGAACGAGGCAGGAATACAAGATGAGGCACGTGAGGGGCGAGGGGTACACCCTTCCCCTGTGCAGCCAATGTACCGATTCCTAGAAGGCCCGACATCGGACAAGATGATCCGTCAGGCGAAGTGGGCCAAGAAGAGGAGAAAGAGGCATGGGCTGGGATCAGATTCTAGAGATGCAGAAGGGAAGTAGGGAAGCCCCGCTGAAAGAGCGCACCGATTGCCCTAGCTGCGGTTGGCCACTGGTGAAGAATACGCGCGGTATTTTGGGCTGCACATATTGCGGCTGGCGTTCCGCAATCGAGTTGAGGGTGAGGCGAAATGTCTAACTTGTACGCTGACCTGAACACACTCAAATCCAGGCTGGGTATCGAAGGGACGGGTGAGGATACTGACCTGCTGGCCCTGCTTGGTGCCGCCTCCCGGGCCATTGAGAGGTGGTGTCAGCGACCCTTCTATATCAAGGAGGAGACACGCTACTTCGAGGGCTCGGCAACGCCCCTGTTCTTCGATGACCTTCTGAGTATAGATGCAAGCGGCTTCAAGCTCGATCAGGACGGTGATGGCACTTACGGCAGCACCTTAGCGACCACGGATTATGTCCTCTACCCGTTGAATAAGTACCCGAAGACATGGGTGAGGATAAGCTCTGATTCGGATTATGGCGGCTTTGCCTCTGGGATTAGGCAGGGTGTGCAGATAGCCGGTAAATGGGGCTACGGAGACGGTGAATCAGCAACGCCGTATAAGGACAGCGGAGTTAATGTGCCGACGGGGGACATTACCGCGGCAGCAACATCAATGGCGCTGACATCGACGGAAGGCGACACGTTCAGCGCCGGGATGACCCTGCGGATCGAGGATGAGCAGATATATGTCAGCGCTGTCAATGCCGATACCCTGACCTTGGAACGGGGTGTCAACGGGACAACGGCGGCATCTCATGTGGCGACAACAGACATCTACATCTACGAATACCCCGAGCCGATACGGGAGGCGGTGCTGATCCAGGCGGCGAGACTCTGGAAGCGCAAAGACAGCAGTTTTCAGGATGCCGTGGGCAGCCCGGAGACCGGAGAGCTTCTGGTCTACAAGGGGCTAGATGCCGATGTGAAGCTCATCGTTGACGCTTACAGGAGGAAGTCAATCTGATGGCAGGTCTTAACCTCGGCATTATGGTAAAAGGCGTTCAGGAGCTTGCGGCGAAACTGGAACCCGATAAGATGCTGAATATGCCGCTGAAGAAGCTCTTGGGTGAAGCAGGAAGGCTGGTAGAGAGGCAGGCGAAGATAGATGTTCCAGTTGACACGGGAAGGTTGAGGGCGAGCATAACCCACGAGGTAAGCAGTGAGGCGCTCCCCTTATGGGCAAGGGTGGGTACAAAGGTGGAGTATGCCAGCTTCGTTGAACTCGGGCATAAGCAAGAAGTGGGGCGATATGTCCACGCAATTAGAAGGAGACTTGTCCGGCCCTTCGTGCCTGGTAAGCCATTCCTGCACCCCGCTTTCGAGAAGATGAAGGACAAGATAGATAGCCTGCTGAGCGAGGCACGAGGACTGATTGAAGGGGCGTGGAAAAGATGAGCGTATCGGGTATCAGGAAAGAACTCGAAAGAGCACTCAAGACCATAAGCGGATTGCGGGTCTTCGATACTGCCCCCGATAGCATCAAACAATTACCCGCAGCCTATATTCTTCCTCTTACTGGCGATTACCACCATGCACTTGGTGGGGGCATGGTGCATACGTTTGAGGTCGTGCTTCTGGTGAGTCGGGCACCCGGGCTGGAGAAGGCGCAAGAGGTTTTGGATGAGTATCTTTCGGAATCTGGAAGTAAATCAATCATCGCCGCCTTGGAGGATGCCGACCTTGGTGACCATGGGGATACAGTAGAAGTAAAAGGCTATCACAGTTACGGCGGATTGGAATATGGCGACACTCTCTTTATAGGCTGTAAATTCGCCGTGGAAGTTGTGGTATAGGAGGCAGACAATGGCAAAAGTAGCAGCTAAGGGTTCGGCTCTTTATGTGGCCGGATATGACTTCTCAGGTTCGGCCAATAGGCTGAATCCCACGCTAAGCGAGGGCCTTGAGGACGTTACCTGCTTCCAGGATGGGGGCCGGAAGAGCCTGCCCACACTGCGGGAGGATGCGATTGCGCTTGAGGGCTTCTATGAACCTGAGACTGGGGGCATTGACGAAATACTGGAAAGCCTGAAGGGTACTACGGGCATCCTCTGCGCCCTGATGGGTGGCACGGCCCAGAACTCAATAGCCTACTGCGGCGGCGCCATGTTGGAGGAGAGCTACAAAGTGGAGAGCCGGGCTGGGGGTGTAGTGACATTGAATGCGGCATTCAAGGCCGATGAGTACCTGGACAGGTGCAAAGTCCTTGAGGCCAAGGGTGCCAAGACTACCGATGGCAATGGTAGCAGCATCGATGAGGGGCCGATAGTGCATAAGGCGAATGATACTACCAACGTGGTGTCATCTGCCAATGCCAGCGACCAGGCTACCCTAGAGACACTGCTGAATGAGATCAAAACCGACTATAACGCGCACAGGGTCTCCACTACTTTCCATGAGGTAGCTGACTCGACCAACGTAGTGTCATCGGCTAACGCTTCGGACCTACCCACGGCATTGACGCTGGTTAATGAGATAAAGGCTGACTTCAATGCCCATAGGGTCATGGGAACTGTCCACTACTACACCGACCCGAATGCAGTGACAAGCGCCGATGCCACCAACCTGGCGACTGCGATAACGCTGGCCAATGAGATCAAGACCGATTACAACAACCATCGGACAGCAACACAATCCAGTCTCGGTGGTGTGGGTTATGTCCAAGTCTTCGGGGTCAGCGAAAGCGATAGCGTGGTGGTCACGATACAGGACAGCCCGGACAACAGTAATTGGAGTGACCTGATAACCTTCACATCTAAGAGCGCCATAGGCGCGGAACGCAAAATCGTGAGCCTGCCTGACACGGTTGACCGATACATACGCGCTGAGTGGGACGTTACCGGCTCTAGTGTAAGCATCACTATAGCCGTATTTTGGAAACGATACTAGGAGGTAAGACATGGCTAAGTTTGCAGCCAAAGTAAGCACGTTCAAGATCGATGTCACAGACGGGGGT